TCAGCTGGCGTTCCAGCGCGGCTTGGGATCGCCAACAACGCCAGTCCACACCCGTTTGATCTTGATAGTGATCGGCGCAGCACCCGCCGCAAAGGCCTCGGCACCGCGAAGGCGAAGGCGCAGCGTTACATTAGGTCCGGTAGACGACGCACCCACCAATACAGGATCCGTCGCAACCCAGAACGTCTTGGCCGATCCGTCCGACTTGCTACTATTGCCATAGGTTGTGTCGAGGTCGAGCGCGCGAGCCTCCATCGTACTGCCCGCGTCATACAGATAGGCCGTGGGGACGCCGACATAAGGGCTGGCAGGAACTTCCACCTCGAAATACGTGGCGACATATTGCCCAGCCATATCGGACACAGGGATCGTACCCGCCGTCCCATAGGTGAAATTGAAGCCTTCCTCGGCGATGCTGCCCGAAACGGGCTGCACCGTAATTACCAGCGACTGACCACCGGTTGCGGCATTCGCCTCGAGAGATGCTACAGCGGTGGATACGGTGCCGGATGCATTGATCAGACGATATCCAGAGGGGACCTGCCCCGATACCGTGCCCGCCGCTGTTCCCGTGGTGCCGGTAAACGTCGGATTGGGCTGCTTGTTCGGAGCGGTCCGGGTCAGCAGCTGATTGTCGCTCGGGAGGATCAGGTCCAGGCGGCTGTTCAGGTACAGCGACAGTCGTGCCGCCCCCAGCGAATTTGGATGCAGCGTATCGTAGAAATTGTCCGATGAAGCATAATTGCTGCCATCGAGTGGGAAGGGAATATCCCAATCCAGCAGCAGCGCTTTTGTCGGCCCGACCGACGCGGCCCAAGCGCGCAATGCAGTATTAATGCGCATACGCGAAGCGACGTTTGCGGGCGTATCGAGGCCGGTACCACTAGCTGCCCAAGGCAGCATCGTGCCGACCAGCACATACTTTCCAGCGTTAATGGCAGGGGTTAGAATCTGGTCGATGATCGTCTGCTCAGCGCCTGGAAGCGCAGCGCTGTTAACCGTAGCCGAATAGGCGAGGATGGGCGCCCCCATCGCCAGAGTGGAAGGCAGGAGACCGGCGTGAAAGCTGACCGGCGAACCCGACACTGCGCGATTGCCGCCGTCGACCCATTGCTTGGTATAGCTGCTGGTGCCACCCGCAGCGGCATTATCGCGGGCAGTCGTATTTGACGGCCATTCTTCCATGGCGAATCGCGGCTTCAAGGCCTGCGCTACCTCGTAGTGACCGGCATTGAGCTTGCGCACGAGTTTATCACCAGGGCTTGCACCGAAGGTCCCGTGAGCGACAGTGCTGTCACCGAGAACGCTGATCTTCGTGCCAATTGGAAATTGTGGAAAGATAGACGGTATTGAGCCAGCGATTGGCCGTCCCACGGCCGCGAGCATGCCGAGTCCCGCGCCAACCTGAGCGACGCTCAACGGGACGAAGACCCTCGCTAGGGCAGTGTTGGTGGCGCCATGCTGCAAAATGACCTCAGTTATGTCGGCTTGGCTGAGCGGGGATCCAGTGGCCAAGGCTCCGGCTTCGCTGGGATTTGCAGCAGCGGCAACGCCAGCTCGGACCGCAGCCGAGGCAATCTCATCGGCGACGGTCAGGCGACGCGGGTGATTGAGCGGGAAGCGCGGGTCAAAAAGCAGAATGGTCTTCATCGACTATCCTTCAAGGTGTCAGGAGAATCGCCGCCGACGGGGCTGGCGAGGAGGGATTGCGGCCTGCGCTGCATCGCGCTGGCGTCAGCGCGGCCAGGCGTCCCAGAGAGACTGGCGCTTGGCGTCACAGGCAGCGAGATCGAAGCGCCCGTCTCGGATGGTCGCGTCGTCGTCCGCCGCGCTGGCGCTACCGTCCGGCTGGCGGTGCTGAGCCGTCGGTCGGCACGGCTCCCCTGCCGCCGCCGGGCGGTCCGGAATCGTGGGCGAGTAGGGCATCGAGCGCGTCGATGTCGCGCACCCGGTCAGGGGCGCGACACAGAGCGCGACCAGCATCAGTCTGCGCATAGCGTGTCACCGTGTCTTTCGAGTGGATGATGAGGGGCTGGCGGGAAGCGAGGGAGGCCGCATAGGTCTGGGCCGCCGTCGCCTGCTGACGGGCGAACCGGGCTTCGTCCGCAAGGCGCGCCTTGGCCGCGTCCGCGATCGCCGCAGACCAAGCCGCCCGTTCGTTGGTCAGCGTCTGGCGATAGTCGGCGCGGAGGCGATCGAGCCGCGCGACCCACAGGCCCATGGCCAGTACGATCAGCGCGGGCCAGAACCGGCGGAGCAGGATCAGCCACGACATTGCGGATACTCCGGCAGGTCCACCGTCTGCCCTGCCAGATGGTGCGTGCAGTCCCCGAGGAACTGGATGCGCCCATCGGTAACGAAGGAATGGCAGACCTCGGGCGGGTCACCAGATTCGGGAATGAAGGCCGGGTTCACGGCGCGACCGGTCCGCACCAACACGCTGGGCGTGAATGTCGGCGCCTCACAATTGCCGTTAAAACCCCACACCGGCTCGCCCGTGGTGGATTGGACCACGACCAAATGCTCATAGCAGCACCCCGGACACCAGAAGGCCACGCGGCCCGGCCGGAATTCGGCGAGCTTGGACGACAGAAGGCGGGTCACAGCAGAATGGCCTTCGCGCGCTCCAGCCGCTGGCGCCGATCGTCGATGCCATTGAGCCCGCCGTTGATCAGCTTCGTCACGGCCTCGATGTCGTCGCGATCCGCCGGCGCATTGATCCGGCGCGAGGTCCAGTATGCACAGGCAAGGGCGATCGCGATCGCAGGCTCTGCCGCCCGGTCCGGCTGGCTTTCGATGTTGACCCCGATCAGCGCGCCGAACCGGCGATAGTTGTCACGGCCCGTGATCTGGAGAATGCCGCGCCCGCGGTACCGGAAGCCGTCGCCTGCCTTGACGTTGCCCAGGTCGGCCCGGCCTTCGTATCGGCGCTGCGCGGGCGTCGGGCCCCAGATTTCGTACATCCGGGTAAAGCCAGCCGACTCATGGCCCGCCTGGGCAAGGAAGTGAGCAAGCCGCAAGGGTACGTCGAGGATGATCGCCCCCTCCAAGGCAGCGATGCCAGCGCCAAGCCCTGCGGCGGTCGCGGTCGGCGCGCCGAGCTTCCGCAGCAGCGCGGTCAACGTCACCGGTCCGAATGCGCCGTCAGCGCGCACGCCGAGACGGCGCTGCACAAGTGCAACGTCCATATGTATGTCCTTTGTTGGAGACGCGAAATTGGCGAGCCGCTATCGAGGCGGGGTGCCGGACCTATCCCCCGATGGTCATCGGCCGTGGGGGCCGACCAATCTCCCTCGTGGCGGCCCCTGCATCACAATTCTGTCAACATTGATCTCTATCAAGTCCCGGTCTGGCATCGCCAGGCGGACAGCAGGTTGCCCCGCCCATTCAGCAACGGGGCGGGGCAACTTGGTCAGGCCTCCGGCTTATCCTTGGCGGTCGCCATGCCCGCGACCGTCCCGATGATCGTCCGCGCCGCCCCCAGCACGAATTTCATCGCGCCGAAGCCCAGCCATCCCGACGAAACGGAGACGGTCAGATAGGCCCATAGCGGCCATCCGAAGTGTTGCGCCGCCGCGCCGCCGATCGCGCCGAAGGCAGGCAGCAGCGAAATGAGAACGGCGATGTCGCGCCAGCTTACCGGCTGCTTGGCCTCTATCTTCTGACCGATGCGCAGCCACTGCCCCGCCGCAACGGCGAAGACGCCGATGCCATAGTGCTGCCAGTCCTTCACAGCGTCACCACCCCTATTCCAAGCCCCGTGAATACAAGCCCGATCGACACCATGAGGCTGACGGTGCGATGCGAGGCGGTGACGGCCTGGACGAAAGCCATGCCGGTTACGGCCATCGCTGCCGCGATGCAGTCGGTGACCACGTCGAAGGTCTGCCAGGTCTCAGGCGAGCGAGAGACGAGCTTCGCCATGTCGCCCGCGCATCCGAACATGAACCCGAAGCCGATCAGCGCGGAGCCGACGAACAGCAGCGAGGCGGACCATGGCGCGGTCATCGCGTCGCGCAGGTCGACATGAAGCTGCTCGATCGTCTGGCGGAACGCGGCGCGACACTGCGCGCGGCCCGGCTCCCGACAGCGAGCCAATTGCCAGAGCGCGCGGCAAGCGGGCCCCAGCCATTGGACGGACGCGACGCCGAAGCGGACGCCGGTCAGCATCAGGCACCATATGGCCGCCGTGCTGATGACATGCCCGAGCGCGGTCATTTCGCGGCCTCGTCGGCCGCAAAGCGGAAAGCTTCCATCGGTGGGGTTCCTCACGCTGCTTGGTTGTAGGAAATGCGCAATTCGGCATCCCCAGGCGGCAGGGCCTGAGTGCGGCGATCGATCTGAAGCGGCACGTTCTTGAAGCGGTTGAGCGTGACACGCCCGCCGGTCGGCCGATCGATGAAGACACCGACCGGGCAATCCAAGACATCGTTGTCATTGACGGCGACGCGGCTGCGATACTGGAACCTGACAACGCGCCCTTCGAGCGTGAAGGTGCTGTTCCCGTTCCCCGAGAAGGTCACGGCGCGATTGCAGCCGACGATGACGTTCCCGTAAATCGCGAGGTCGTAGGAGTCGAAGTCCGATCCGACGCCGATCCCCCATGAGTAATTATAGAGGTTGGCTTCATAGCAGTAATTCCACCGGACGATGGCGAAGGTCAGGGGGTTGAGCGAGATGCAGAAGTTGTGCCCTCGGATGTGGTTGCCTTCGATCAGGCACGACTCTGATAGTACGACGATTGCGCCCTTGCCGCCGCCCGTAAACGCCGCGACGCGATTGTTGCGCACGATCGCGTGAGCCGGGTTCGCAACGTAGAAGCGGTTGTTTCGGCCTATCTGGATACAGTCGGCGGCCACACCGCGAGGCGGCGGGATGAGATTGCCGATGACGATGCACAAACCGCCGACGCCTTCGATATACAACGCGTCGCCTGCGGCTTTCCCAATATTATCGTGGATATGGCAACGCTCGATTAGAACGTCCTCGGCCAACGCATTACCGGGGAGGGCAATTTCGCTGAACGGCTTCGCCCTTACCTTTACCTCATCGCCGACCGCGCCCGTACCAGACAGGTTGAGCACGATGCCGCCGCCAGAGAAGCGGGTGCCGCCCGTTAAAACCCGGATCACCGTCCCATCGGTTTGCGTGATGGTGATGAGCGACCCGTCCGGGCGGAACACCTGCCACTGCATCTGCGCGCCCGTGCCCGCCTTGATGCACCGCGCGACGAATGTGCCGGTCAGAGCCGCCTCACTGGTCGAATATTCGGTCACGTTGACCGCCGCAGGCTTGGCCAGCAACTCTGACTCGGCGCGGCGCGTGTTGCCCCGGATCGCGATGCCTATGGCGTTGTCGTCGGTCAGCGAGCCGTTGCCGGATACCTCGCAATCCACGATCATGACGCCGCTTGCACCGTAGCAATTGACGCCCCGCGATTTTGCCCCGGTTATATGGATTTGCTGGAGGCGGAAGTCGTTGGCCGCGTTCTCGTCCAGCGCATAGGTCTGGCCCACCCCGATCTTGGGAAGCGCCCCGCTACCATAGGGCCGATAGGTGGCGCGGTTGGCCGTCAGAAGCGTTTCATTCCACGCGCCGCCGCGCTCCAGAAAGATATGGGTGCCCGGCCAGAACTGCGTAATGTCCCCCGCTTTCGCGAGCGTCTTCCATGCGGTAGCCGGGGTTCGCCCGTCGGCGCTGTCGTCCCCGTTCGGGCTGACATAGCGGCGCGTCTCGGGCAGGAAGGCGTCGTTATCGTTCGCGACCAGCGCTTCCAGATCGTCGTCGCCGACCTCTCCGATGATCTCTATCGAGCGTATCCACCCCGACATAGGCAACGTGCCGTCCAGCCGCGCGCCGACCGATAGCCGGTCCAGCCGCTCGGGCGGGGGCAGGAACGGTGCATGGGCGCAAAGCCCGGCCGCCGCGATCGTCTGGCCCCGCGCGCCGATCCGATGCGCCATGCGGACCTTGCCCGGCCCATAGAGGCGAGGCACGCAAGGCCGCTTGTAGCTTTTCCAAAGCGTGCCAGTCAGCGCGTGGTCGGTGGTGCGCGCGACCGTCATGACCTCGCCGTTCGCGTTGCCGAGCTGGATCATCGTGCGCTCGATATTGTTCTGCTGCGCGATTTCCGCCTCAAGGATGAGCGTGTGGGGCCGATCGAACAGGTTGCGGCCCCGCACCTCGAACAGGTCGCCGCCGCGCGCGACAGGCTGACCATAGGTGACGATCGGGCTCGTAATGCGCGCCGCTTCAGCCTGGGCGAGAATGACCAGCACCTCGGACTGCGGGCGAACGACGAGGCGGCCTTGCTGCCCGGCGGTGTGAAGGCGGCCGACGCGCTGCCAAGCCGCCCCGGTGAATATTGGCGTCTGGCCGCCGCCGCCCGTGACCGTGATGTATCCGCCGCCAGTCGGGCACCGGACATAGGCGCTGATCGCATAAGCACCGCCACCTGCGCCGAAAAACGGCACGGCAAATTCGGTGTCACTGCTCGGGTTGTAGAGCCGAACGACCTTGCCGTTCATCAGGCCCGCCGACAGCAGGTTGTCGAAGATGCCAGCCGCGCGCAGCGCCTGCATATCATCAACCAGCGTGATGGTCGCGCCTTCGGGGCGGGCGGTGAGCAGCGCCCATCCTTCCGTCGAGGTCGGTGCAGCGTTGCGCATGAACAGCAGGTTCTTCGACGCGGGTTCGCGCAGGAACCCGACGCCTGGCACGATACGCGGCTGCCCGGCGGGGCTGACATACAGCTTGCCGTCCGGCCCCGCAGACACGCCGCCAGGGCCTGCGATTTCGATTTCCTTCATCGACATGATGGACGTGAAGGAGGCGTTGTTCGCCTGATAGTCGCCCGTCAGGAAGTTGGCGCGCAGCGGCACGCGCGGCTTTCGGTTCTGAAGGATCATTCGTAATTCCCCTTCAGATAGACCACCAAGCCTCGCGCGCCGGAGCCCTCGGCCTCGACATCGATGCTGACCAGCGCGTCGTCGGGTATGCGCGGCGTCGAAATCGTCGGCTGCGGCGTGCCGTCCGCCTTGCTCGAAAGCTGGCCGGGCAGGATGCGAAGCGGCGCGGACAGGATCGAGGTGCCCGCCACCCGGACGTTGATCCTGATGCCATAGGTCTGCGCCGACGACATATCGGCCACAATGACCGAAGCCCGTATTTCGGACAGGATCAACACGCGCGGCGCGCGCAGCGGCGACAGGCCGGTGGCGACCCGGACCATCTCGCGCGGGCTGTAGCAATCGAACAGCCAGTCAAAGGGCTGCCCGGTCGGCACGAGCGTCGCAAGCTTGGCCGGGCACATGACCAGCACCACCTGACCACCCCGATTGGTCAGCGGGTAGCGACCGTCGCCGTTCGGCCCGCCGGTCGCGGTGCCCATCATCCACGCGTTGAACTGGTCAACGCTTGCGCCCCACGCCTGCCAGACGGCGACGAAGTTGGCGACATCCGCCGGAGTGAGCACCTGGTCAGCCATCAGAGAAGCGGCCTTTTCTGTTCGAGGACTTCCATGGCCGACCCGGCTTTGACGATTAGCGCGATGTTATCGACCTCTTGATTGGTCACATTGAACTTGAAGGTGTGATCCCCCGCCGGAAGGTCAGAGATGTAGACGAACGGCGTGATGGTCGATTGCGCCTTGCTCTGCGTGCTATCGAACACGTTGTTGATCGTGCCCGCCGGGTACACAGTGGCCCCATCCACATCGACGCTACACGTCATCTGAATGTCGTCGTCCGACTGGAACATGCCGAAGAACGTCACCTTCATGACGCTATCCGGCTCCTGTTTCGTCATCGACACGGTGGCGACCGTCGCAGTGGCGTTCCGGGCAATCGAAACGCTGGTTCCGACAGGCGCGACCCGCGTCTGGCTGATCGAGGAAGAGACGAGGTGCCGGGTGACGATGGTGTCGGCCTTGATCCGGGTCGCCTCCACGGCACCCAGCCGCCAAGTCTTGTCCGTCGTGTCATAGGACATGGCGACGATCGCATTGCCGCCATTCGTATCCACGAACAGGAAGCGTTCGGCGACCATGCTCAACTGGTTGATGCCACCCCCGGCAACGCCTTGGATGCCAACGATCGCCCCGTCAGCGTTGCCCGCCATCATGAACTTCGCCAGCCCGGTGCTGCTGTCCACCTCCTGCAGCTTCGTGATGAACAAGGTATGGCCTTCCGCCGTCACCCCTTGCTGCTCGACCACCTGGCGGACGGGCTTGCCGTCGATGAAGATGATCTTGTCCGTGTCGCCGCGCCAGGTTCCGTTCACCACCATTTCGTTAGCGACGTTGATGATGTTCTGATTGAGGTCGGCCACCACATCCTCGGCCTTACGACCGCCGACCTGGGTTCCGGTTGGTGCACCGACCGTCGCACCGTTCTGCGGACGGTTCGGGCCGACGACCGCATCATAATCGACCGCAACGCCAGCCGTGACCACCGGTCCGATAATGCGACGACCACCGGTCACGCCGTTGCGCTGGTAGGACACTGACACTTCGTAAGCGGCGCCGCTCCGAACGCTTGTGATCTCCACGCGGTTGGCGCCGACCGACCAGATGCCCGCCGAACTCCACCCCACATTCGCCGCTTGGCCGGATACGAATGGCCTATACTCGATGACCACCGCGTCGGCTGTGCCGGCGTCAACCGTTCCTGTCACTACGAGGGCCGGGACGGTCTGCGCCTGCGAAATAATGCTGGTCGCCGTGATAGCCCAGGCGTCGACGGCAGGGACAGGGACAAGGGGCTGCCCGGTCACACCCGGCGTCGGAGGTGGTGTCGCCGTCTGACCCAGCGCGAAAGCGTGCTTGGCATTCGTCTCGCTGCGAGCGGTGAACGTCACGACGCCGGTGGGCGGGTCCAAATCCCGGTTGAGCAGCAGGATGGTCTGCTTGTTCAGGCCCACCTCGGGCAGGTCTGCGGTGACGCAGTCGCCCGGCTTGTAGCCCATCCAGAATAGCTTGAGCGGGAGCGTGATCGGGCCGAATTCGCGCGCGTTCTCGATGTCGTATCGGACGGCAGTGCCCACCTGCTTGGTGTTCTGGATGAGCGGATAGTCCAGCACCTTCGACCGCTTGCCGCCGTCTTCGGCGACATGCTCGGGCACCGTGATCGGCGAGCCGGGGAGGAACTGCCAGTTGTTCTCCTCGAGGCGGTAGCGCGGCGTCACGGTGTTGATGCGGTTGCGGCGCGGCTGGGTTGCGGACACTCGCGCTTCGCCGATCACATCCTGGAACGTGACCGTCGCCAGCGACACCTTGGGCGCATTGACGATGCAGCTGATCCGCGCGCCGAGCGGCATGGGCTCGCCCATTCCGGCCTGCAGGATCTTCTTCATCGTCGCCCACTTCTCATCGCGGGAATAGATCATCCCGCCACAGGTCCAGCCGTTGGCGGCGGCGATGTTCCGACCCTCGACGAACGCGGCGACGTCGATCAGGCGCCACGGTGACCCAAGGCCCATGACACGCTGATAGGTGCTATTGGGGTTGCTGACGTCGCGCTGCCAATAGCCGTGCGCCCAGCGAAGGCCGAGCAGGTACGGGTTCTCCGTCCACTCCCAAGTCGCCATGGCAGCGTCATAGGCGGCGGTATCGGCCGGGTCTGCCATACGGTGAGGGCCGGAGCCGCCCGGGTATGTCGAGTCTTTCGTCGGATCGTATGCCAGCGCGCCGCGTACCGTCCACATGGGGGCGGGCACGCCGTTCTGATACTGCTTGGCCTTCGTATCGAAGCGCAGCGTCCACGTCGCCGCCGCCTTGCCCGACAGCTTGAAGTCGGCACCGACGCCTGGGGGCGTTCCCGCACCGGCACCGAACGCCAACGCGGGCGACGCCAGCGCGCCGAGTTGCGTCATCGACCACATGAAGCCCGCGAAGGCGCCTATCGCGGCGCCCGTGCTGGAATAGCTGACCGGGTTGCGGTCTACCGTCTGCCCCTCGATCGCAGCGATCGGGCCGAGCGACAGCACCGCCACGAACGCCTGGCGGTCGTTATCCCCTGCGTCGCGCGTATCCCAGCCTCGGCGCATGACAATATCGCCGGCCGTGCCCGTTCGACCGATCGCGAGCGGCACCCCCGCATCCGGATCGGCCGAGAAGCTGGTCTGCGAGCCCGTAGCGTCGGCAGCGGATGGCTTTTTAGCGGTGAGGCCGGCCGCGAGAGAGAGCGCACCCGCTGCAGCTGATGCCAATGCCCCGAACGACGTGAAGGCCGCCGCGGTACCAATGCCCGCGATCGAACTTCCGAGCAGACCGGCGCTTCCGATCGCTCCAATACCAGTCGCGGCGAATGCAACGGCACCGACGACAATAGCGGCCGTTTTGAGTACATTGCTCATCGGCGGCGGCTCCCTGGCTCCCGTCACGCGGGAGGTCGTGATGTTGTTGATTGCACTGATGGCGCTTGCCGAAGGCCAAGTGGCCAAGTTCGACGGTCGGACACCGGATGCCGAATACGTCACGGCGAGAAGCTCCGCGGAGGTCGAGCGCTGCCTAATTCGGCAAGGATACCCGCCCCAGGTCTACCGCCAGCCCGATCGCCCCGAAGATGTCATGATCGTTTGGACCGCCGGTGGAATGGCGGCCGGCACTGCTGCGGCTCGTGTCGACTTGCACAGCTCCGGTACAAGCACGTCGATCAAGTCTTGGCTGTCGCAAAAGGTCGTTGAACAGTGCGCACCGAGAACCGGATCGTAAGCCAGCAAAACACCGGAATACGGGTGACTTAGGAGATAGCCCGCCACGCAGCGACATATTCAATCGGCTGCAGGACCGCCGCGCCGATCGCATCGGAATGATACCCCACCACTCGGCCATTGCCGAGAGCAACGGCCAGCGCGCCCAGCTTGTCCTCGGCAGGCAACGCCAGCACATCGCCGACAATCGCCGCCGCCGGCGCGATCCGCTCCAGCCCCATGGCGTCCAATGCATCGGCGAGACTGGCATAGCCGCGCTCGTCCAGCGCCTTCAGAGCACTTCGGATGGTCCGATAGGAGCCTGACGCGGGAAGCTTCACCTTGTGACCGAGGCGCCGAAGGTGGGAGGCGGTCATGCGGACGCAATCGGAGGTGCCGAGCCGCATGGGCCGCGTTGACCACTGATCCAGCGTGGCCTGCGCTGCGCGGGTGCGGATGATGAACGGATCGTCGCTCATTGCTCGACCATCCGACCACCGCCACCATAGCTACCGCCACCGCCGCTGAAGCTCTGCACTGCGCCTCCGACGCCAGGCACGCCCCAATAGACGGTCTCGGCAACGCCGGTGACGAAGTCCAAGCCCGCTTCATTCGGGAAGATGCTGCGATGATGACCCGCCGACAGGCGAGCGCTTTCGTCATCCTCGAACAGGCGCTCGAATACGCTGGTCACCTCATACTCGACGGTTCGCCCCTGCTCGTCCGCGCCCAAGGTAGGCACATCGACCTCGCCTGCGAAGATGAGGTGCGGATCGGGGATGACGCCGCCGGTCGCCGGATTGACCGCGCCGACATAAATCTCGACCGCCGCACCCTGCATTGATGGCGCGGCGAGCGCCGCCGCCGCCGCATCACCGGCGGGCAGTAGGGTCAGCGAGATCGCGGGCGCGCTGTCGCCGACACCGTCCGTCAGATTCTCCACGTCGGAGATGACGCCATAGGTCGGGTCCTCGCCGACATAGGTCTCGCCGCCGAAGCGGATGACGCCCGAGCCGTCGATCAGCCGAATGATGCCATCGGGCAGGGTGATCTTCACCGCGCCGAAAACGGTCGGCGAATCCTTGCGCAACTCGGCGTCGAGCGCTGGGGTGAGCGCGGTCATCAGAAACGCTCCGTGATGGTGATGGTGGGGATCTTCGACTTGGCGATCGTCTGTTCGATGTCGATGCTCGCGCCCGAGACGATGCCCTCAATGTACGGCTTGGCGACCTCGACGACCGCGCCGTCGATGGTCTCGATCCGCAGCATGGGGTCCAGGGTGATGGTCAGGATGCCGCCCGAGGTCGCAACGAAGTCGCCAGCGGCATTATGCAGGTAGCGCCGACCGCCATGGATGATGCTGAAGAACTGGCCTTCCCGCAGGACATAGCCGCCAGTGAAGCCGCGCAGCACCAAGGCGCTGCCCTTCTGACCGGCGCCGTTTATCACAGGATTGCCCGGGTTGCCGATGTCCAATCCCGGCTGGGGCACCGGAAACAACGCCCCCTCGGTTTTCGCGCGACGCAAGCGGGCAATGAGCACCCGGCCATCGGGCTCAGGCTTCAGGCGGGGATAGGTGATGTCGAGGGCGAAGCGATTGCCCAGCCGGTTCAGGCGCTGATACCCGCCGCCCATCGGGGCTTTCTGATCCGAACCCCAATCGAGCAGCTTGGGGACCGCGACCTGAGGCAAGCGGGGCTGCGGAAGTTCGATGGCCATAGGTCAGGTTCCCGGCAGGCGACGACGGGCTGCCATCTTGGCATTGCGACCGGCCATCGCAGCGCCCCCCGCAGCACCCCGCGTGGATGCGACGGCAATGCCCTCGGCAACCCAGCCCCGCACCGTCTCCGCAAGCACGGAGTCCTGCGCGTTGACGGTGACGCTGATGCCACCAAACCCGGCATTGTCGTTCCCTGCCAGCATCCGGCGCGTCTCGGCCGCTGGATAAATCCGGGTGCCATCAGGCAGGTCGGCGATCTCGCCACCGTTCTCGTTGACCCAGGTCAGGCCACCCGACCAGCGAGCGGTACCGGAGGCGTTGCGACCGATTTTCGTGATGTCGATCTCACTCCAGGCGCCCAGGTCGACACCCGACTGGATCGCCGACGCGCCCCCGAACAGCTTGCCGATGTTGCCAAACACCGAGCCTAAGGTCGGCAAATCCTTGTTGCCGTTGATCAGGTTCTTGATGGGGTTGAGCAGCGCCAGCTTGATAAACTCGTTGCGGATGCTGCCCGTCGCCGCCTTGCCCAAGGTCTCCCAATCCGACCAAGCCTGCGGCGACAGGACGCTGTCGACGAACTCGGCGCCGTAACCGCGCAGCTCGTTCATCGCCGCCGCCGTCACCTTCAACTTGGTATTGATGGCGTCCTGCACATCGATACCGCGCATCCGCGCATCGATGTCCGCCTGTTCCATGTCCGGGAACTGACGACGAATTTCCTGCTGGATGCGCAGCTTGTCCAACTCGCGCGTGCGGACCTGATCACTGACGCCGGCCAATTCCAGTTCGCGCTGCGAGAGTTCCAGCTGATCAGCCTGGGCCCGACTGGCGTCGAGGATATAGCGCGCCATCGCCTGCGCGTTGGTGGCGCGGGCCTCGTCAACACGGGCACTGACCAATGCAGCACGGTCGGCATCGGTATATTTCTTGTCGTCGGCCTCCTTGTTCGCAGCGCGCCGAGCCGCTGCCATGGCCAGCTGGAGCGGCGACTTGCTCATGTCGAGGATCGAGGCGACCGTCTCGGCGGTGCGCTGCTTGGTCGCCTCGATCGCTGCCGCGCCCGCGCTGCGCGCCTCCTCGGCATGGGCATCGGCGAGCGCCTGGCGATAGGCGGCTATTGCGCGCGTGATCTGCTCATAGGCCTTGGTCTGGCCCTGCGCCTGGGCGATCACCTGCATGGCGATCAGCGGGCGAAGCGCCGCTTCGTCGGACAGCGTCTGGTTCAGCTGCGCAGCGGTGATCTTTCCCGCCGCGACATTGTCGTTCGCCGCGCGCCGGGCCGCCGTCTCATCGCGAAGCCCGGCAATTGCCTTGGCGCTGGTGGCGACGCCCTCCGACACCTGCAGGTTCAGCTGGCGGCGGACCTGTTCGTCGACCGAAATCCCCTTGCGGGTCGCGTCGGTGGAAGCCTTGCGCCGCGCCTCCGCCTCAACACCGGCCGCGCTGCTCTTGAGATAGGCATCGGCGACATCAAGCGCGGCGCGCGCGCTGACCTCCATCGACTCGGCTTCACGGGCGAGCGTCGCCGCATGGCTCGCACCGCTGTTCGCCGCTTGGGTGCGCGCGCGGTTGCCCTGCGCGAGCGCCTGCGCTTCGACCTGGGCACGGGTGACGACCTCGCCCGACATTTCGACCCGCGCCCGCTCGGACGCCAGCGCAGCCTTCGCGGCGGGCGACTTGGCGGCGGCGATCTTCGCGTCGATCGCCGCCAGCTGGTTCGCCTTATCCTGCTTGGGGATGAAGGTGTCGATCGCATGATTGTAGGCGTCCAGCGTCGTGGTCAATTGCTGACGCTGCTCACCTGACACGCCGGTATTGAGCGCGGCTCTCAGACGGCCGGCATTCGCACGATATCCGCCCAACTGGTCGGCGCCGGTGAACTGGTCGACCAGCTGTTGGCCGCGAGCCTGCGCGGCATTGGCGCGCGCCTGCTCCCCACGCCGCGCCTCGGCCGTCAGCTGCGTGCGCAGGCCTGCAATCTGCCGGTCGATATCGGCCTGATAGGATGCGGTGGTCGTGCCGAGCAGCATCTGGCCGACAGAGGGGCCCAGCGCTCGCTGCTGTTGCAGACTGGCGATGCGATCCTGCACCGATCCGCCGGTGACAGCGCGGTCGATGGCCTTGCCCATCCAGGTCCAGGCATTGGAGGCGGCATCACTGATGCCATCCCATGCGCGTGCCAAGAAGTTGGCGTTGTCGGCCGCGCCCTTGAACGCGGGGCCGAGCGCGTCGAGCAGCGCACGCTGCGCGCCGGTCATGTCGTTCTGCTCGACAAGCTTCTGAATATAGTCGGCCGTCGACTGGTTGATGACGCCATACCGCTCGGCCAGGTCCTCGGCCCCCTTGATCGGGTCAGCAAAGGCGGCAGCAAGCTGCGACGCGGCGCCCTTCGCATCCTGGCCGGTCGCTGCCGCGAAATCCTTGGTCAGCGCGGTCAGCCCGATCAGCACGCCGCCCGTGATCTTGCCGGTTTCGACGAACGACAGTTCGATCTCACGCGCTGCGGCCACCGACATATCGCCGGCCTTGGCTGCGGCTTCGGCGTTCGCCTCCAGCGCCGCGCCGGAAAGGCCGAGCATCCGGCCCGACCCCATCGACACGGCGTTCATTTTGTCGACGGCCGACGAATAGTCGTACCAAGCACTGGCCCCGAGCGCGGCAGCGGCGGTGGTCGCGCCGAGCGCCAGGCGCGTCGGGGTGAGAAGGTTGCGCACCTTGGTCAGCGCGCCCGCGACGCCACCATCGTCGGACTGCATGACGGTGACGACGTCGCCCGCCTGCTGCATGAATGCCCGCATGGGGCTGGCCCCGGCCAGCACCGAATCCATAAAGTTCCGAGCGGCGGCGGCGCCGACGATGAACTGCATCCGGTTCAGCCCGAGCGAATTGCTATGCGCGTCGAGTGACTTGGCCGCGGCATTCAGGCGATCGCGCGATATGGCGAGAGCGGCGGCGTGCTCTTCCTCCTTCAGGTCACCTCGGGCGAGCAGGTCGTTGTAGGTTTCCAACTCGTCGTCATAACGGCGCTGTGCGACGGCGAGCGGATCGAGCAGCGCGCGAATTTTCTGCAGGGCGGCGGCGCGCTCATCCTGCAACTTCAATTCGCGCTCGAAAACCGCCGCCGATTCCCGCGCTGCACCGGTCGACCGGTCGAGATTGACGGTGGCGAACTGCGAGCCGTTGCCCCGCTGCGCATTGGCGGCGTCGATTGCCGAGCGGCTGTCGGCACCCGCCGCCGCGAGCTTCGCCGCATTGGCCTGCTTGCGGTAACTGGCGATCTGCCGCTCGGTGAGAGCGTCAGCCGCCTTGGCAGCGCGGTCCGCTGCCTGTTCGGCTGCCTCGGCGACGCCAGACATGGCGTCCTGGCCTGCCTTGCGGACTTCCGCGAAGTCATTTTTGACCTCCGCTTTACCATCCGTCCGAAGCTGGAAACCAACGCTACGCATCGCCATCGTCGGTCTCCTCTTCATAGGCATCGGGGTCAGGCGGATTGAGCACGGCCCCCTCGATCCTGGGCAGGATCTCAGCCAGCATGGCGGTATCGACGCCGCGCGCCGCGCCCATCATCATGATCGCGCCAAAATCCAGCCCGAGCGGGCGGGTGGTGAAGCCCTCAGACGTCGGGATGACAGCGGGCCTGATCTGCGACCCGCTGCCCGCAATCACTTGCCAGACGGCTTCGCCCGCTTCCGTCTGGGCTTCGTGCTCTCGGTAGGGGCACTCGTCACATCGCCCGAGCTTTCCGGCGTCGCAGGAGAGGTGACAGTATCGGCTTCCGGCATCGCCCCCTCCGAAGTGCCATTCGGCGAGGGCGCAAAGCCGTTTTTTTCCGCGTCCAGCTGCGTCCAGGGCAGGACATATTCGCGGTCCGCCGCCTCGAAAAGGCGCGGCTCGGCGATGAAGGCCGAGATGGTGCCCGGCTGGACGATGCCGATCTCGTCATTCTCGTCGCTTGGCACCACGACGTCATGCGTGGGCTCGATCACCTCGCCCTGCTGGCCGACGATACCGGTCCAACTGAGCAGGTTGTAGCGGATGATCGCCCCGGTGAAAGCGTCGCCTGCCCGCTCGATCGCGGTCGGATCAGCGCGCAGCACCTCGGCGACGGCACGGCGCGCGGCGCGCAGCGACAGGGCCGACGGCTGGGGGTTGAATGTGGCGGTGACCGCCGGATGATCCCCGCGCGCGGCGATCAGTTCCTTGGTCACCGGCTCGGGCTTGGCGAGCGCCCACATCAGGCGTGATCCTCGCCCTGGGCGGCCGGATCGCTGGCGACCGGCGGCTCGGCCTCAACGGAGGCCTCGGGGGGCACGATCCACTCGATACGGATAGCCCGCTCCTCCGTCACGGTGGCGAACGCATTGCCTTCGCGCACGAGGTTGCCATCCTCGACGACGAAGCGCGTCACGGTGCCCGCCACGGCGTCAGCACTGATGACGCGGATGATCTCCTCGCCGGTCGCAGCGTCGACCACGCGGATATTGCGCAGGACCTCGTCGGACGTTTCACCCGCCGCGATCGCGGTGACAGCGGCGACCAACGCCGTGGGGAATTGCTTTGCCATGCTCTGTCTCCTCAGGCGTAGGACGCGACGTCGTTGACGAGCGTCGTGGTCAGCTGGGCGCCGTTGGCACCCGAGGCCTGATAGTTGAAGGTCGCCTGGATGCCCTTCGGACCGGTCACCTGCCGCTTGGGCTTCGGCAGGAAGACGCGGGGCAGCGAAAAGACGAGGCTGCCGCCGTCCTGGGTCCATCCGAAGCTGACACCGGCGGGCACCTTGGTGCGCGCCTTGGTGAACAGGATGCCGCGCGGCCCGCGCCCCGTGAGCGACCCGCTGGTCATCGCCTTGCCCGGGTCGACGCCGGCGATCCGGCCATCGGATCGGATCACCTCGACCTTGTCCAAGTTGTTGCTGAACGACAGGTCGGCCGACACGATATCTGCGGCGACGACACCCTCAACCGTAATGTTGCCGACCGCCTGGGCGAAGCGCGGACCGCGCAGCAGCGTCGCGACGCCGGCGATCGACACGGTGACCGGGTCCGTTTCGCCCTGCGCAATGAGCGAGATCGTGGCATTCAACATACCCGATCGGGACAGCGAGATTTTCAGCGTGTTGACGACCGCGCCATAGTTCGTCGACCAGGCCGGTTCATCCGGATTGCCCATCTCGATCGACGTCGACGGCAGCGACGACGCGCCCGAGTTGAAAACATGGGTGTACTTGCCGTTGACCGGACCCGTGGTTGTCGGGGGGCCGAAGGTCTGGCGAAGCCAGAAGCCGAACGCGCGCAGGTCGACCGGCACGACGATATCGCCATCGTTGGTGACGACGTCATAGACCGGGTCGAGACCTTCGCGGCCGGTCCCGAGCTGATCGTCTTCGATCAGCGCCTGTTCCTCGCCCATCGAATGACTGACGAGCGGCAGCTTGAAAAAGTTGGTGGCGGGGGTCTGGCCATACGACGTCTCGGCGACGGCGTTCATGACCATGTTGATGCCGAGCGGACGGCCCATGGGCTTTCTCCAGGTGGTGGCGGTGGTGGGAAGGTTCAGCCCAGCGGGCTGTCGGTCGAATAGGAAACGATGATCGCGAAATCGGCCCAGCCGATGGATTCAGCGCCGGTCTTCCCGATCTCGCCATCGGCAGGAGGTTCGGCGTCGAGATAGATGGCGAGACCGCCGAGCGTGCGATCAACCCTCATCACGGCGTCGATCGCGCCGATCATGGTGTCGAGCGCGATCTGCGCTGTGACATTGGGCGTCTCATAGGCCGCCATCTCGATCGGGATGCGGTGCTCCCACCAATAGGTCGGCGGGGACAGGTCAACCTCGGGCGTGCCGGGGTCACCGGATCGCACGATAACCATGCCGGTCGGCGACACGCGGCTTGGCCGCGCTTCCTCTACCGACATGCCCCGCACATCGGCACCGGGCAGCGCCTGGGCGATCATGGCCTTGACGGCGGCCAGCACCGCGACGCGCTTACGCATGGCTATCTCCAGCGAGCGTTGAGGTTCGCGTCGAAGCGCTGTTCGGCCAGCGCGGCGGGAGCGGACATGTCGACCGACTTCGGTTTCCTCACCGATCGGACGAGGCTGAACATGATGACCGCCTGCACCGGTCGGGGATTGCGCGTCCGCCCCTCCCGCTCGCGCTCCGAGGCGTTGCGCCAGGTGCCCGAAGCCTTGCGGATGACGAGCCCCTTCAGGACCAGATACCCTATCGCTTTGTGGCGAACCGACGGCGTCTTGAAGCCCTTGTCGTTGGGGCTGATGAATTGCAGCCTGCGACCGAACTTCGCCTCGACCTCCTCTGGCGTCAGCGCATTGCCGCTGCGCTTTCGGGGGCAGTCATCGGTCGGCACCGCGAGAAACTTGCGACCGTTGCGCGCGACGATCATCCGGCCATTGGCATAGCTGTCGATGATCGCGGCGGCGCCGCGCCCGTCCTTCGATGGCTGGGCGTAGACCCATCCCGTCGGATCAAGGCTGACCCGGCCGGACCGGTTCGGATAGGTGACGCCGCGAACGGCATTGGCCAGCCGGTCACCGAGACCGGCTGCGCGCACCTGATCGCGAAACGCATTCTTCACCTCGTCGGCGGTGTCGCGCATCGCCTCGGTGATGAACCCGGCGACTTCCTCCTCCAGGCCGCTGAAATCGCGCTCGACATCGGCGCGCTTAAGGGAGGGCCGAAGCATCGCTTGGTTCCGCACCGATCGTCCAGCTGAGCCGCTCGACATCGATCATCGGCTCGCCGGTCAGTTCGTAGACATCGCCACCGACGACTTCCCCGTCGACGATCACGCCGCCGAGGACAGCGAAGGCACCCTGTTCGGGCTCGGGGACCTGGGTTCGGAGCAACTGGATGACCGTCACCCTGACGATGATTACTCCAGCACCAAGCGGTTGCTCTTCATCTTTGCCACCGAGGATGGCCCGGACGGCATAGGGTGCGCCAGACGCCGGAACATAGACCGCCGCCGCAGAGCCGGGTGCGTGGAATTGCGCATCCAGCGCTGCGACGAACGGGTCCATGTTACGGAGCGATCTGGCCGGTGAGCAGCGCGCGGCCGACCGTGTCGGCCGATGCCTGCGCCTGCACCGCCGCGCCGACCAGAACGTTATTGGTCGCGGTGGTGGTGAGGTTGAACGCCGTATTATCCCAATACAGCTTCTGACCGGGCGTCCAGGCGCCGGTCGCCTTCGGGCCGTCGAACACACCGACACGGCGCCCCTCGACGGGTGCACCGGCCGCTGCGGCCGTCAGGGCGATGGCGAAAATGCCACCGACCAGGAAGCCGTCACCGCTGGCGAGGGCTCGGGGGGCGATCAGCGGCAGCGTCTCGCCGGGCTGCACATAGTTGCGTGCCATGATCAGTTACTCCTTGTCCGCCGAAGCCTTGCTGGCTTTCGGCTTCGTGTCGGTCGTGGCCTGAGGCTCGACGTCGGACTGGCTGGGGGCGGGCTCGACGTCAGGGGCGCCGGGGTCGGCGTAGGAAACCGGCTCGGGGACGATGCCGGTCGTATCCGCATCGGCAAAATCTGCCGTCACGTCTTCTGCCAGCTTTTCCTCATCCACGAGGCGGCCGGCGTCTTCATCGCTGACAGGCAGGACGCCCTCATGCGGGTGGCGCAAACGACCGGCGACATGCGCCGACGAGAGCAGTTTCACGAATTTCATGGGGGTTCTCCCAAACAGGAGGGACGGCAAGCCGCCCGCTCCCTCAGGTTCGGATCGGCGTTACGCGCCGGGCTGCTTGTAGGCCGAGCGGAAGTTGACCGCGCCAACGCCATAGTCGTGACGGACCTTCCATTCGACACCATCCACGCGCCAGCCGTCCTGGCTGTCGGTGAACGGCTCGGTGACGCCGTTGAGGAACACCACCTCGATCGCGGGCGCGACATTGGGATCGGCGAACATGTAATAGGCCGAGCCGGTCAGGCGGGGCGTGTCGACGATGTCCTCGAGCATCCCGTTGACGACGTTCGGACGCTGCAGCTTGTTGACCGAGTCGGGATCATACTGGCTGCCGTTGACGATGCGCGCGGCGCCGCCCAGACCGATCGGGAACAGACCGATCGACGGGCGGATGTCGAGGAACTCGACATTGCTGATGTCCTTCTGCGACGCCATGGCGACGCGGATGGCGTCGAAGGCGGCGACCGTCGGTGCGGCGCCCGAGCCCGCGAGGTTGCCGTGAGCGACGTCGAACAACGGCTTGCCGTCGTTCATCACCGGGTTGCTGTTCAGCAGGGCATAGACGTCGATCTCGATCGTCAGCTTGGCGGCGCGGCCGAGGTCGACGGCGAGGCCGGAGAAGACCTCCATGTCGTCGTTGACGATGGCTTGGCGCGACAGGTTGATGATGTTGCCCTTGGTCGTGGCGCGGATCTTCTCCTTCGCCAGATCGGGAATGGGCTTGTTCTTGAACTCGCCCGCCTCGCCCACATTGTCGAGGGCGCCGAACGAGCCGCGCAGATACCGGCTGTGATCGCGGAAATCGACGACGGTGCCGGTGCCGCAGAACCGGGTCCAGGTGTCCGGCGTGGTGGCATAGGCCGCCTGCAACACCCGGTGGATGGCGTTTTCGAACAGGACCGGGAAATCGCTGGTGGTCTGGGTGATCACCGCGCCCTGCGACGTCATCGCCTGGCGGACGATCAGGTCGGGGTCGCGGGTGGTGACGTTCACGCCGAGATTGGCGAGCGACTCGCGCGCCAGGTCGACGTTACGGACGCCGCGGAATTCGCCCGGATCGATCTTGACCGTTTCGCCCTTCAGCGCCGCTGCCTTTTCGACAAGGTGCGCAACGCCCGACTTGACGAGCAGCCAGTTGGTCGCGCCTTCGCGAAACTTGTCGCGCTGGTCGAGCGTCACGCGGGCCGGGCTGTTGTGGCCGATATTAGCGGCGTCGCCCTGCTCGGCGAGCTTGTCGAGGATCTTCTCACGCGCGCTCGCCAGCGGCGTCCCATCGGTGATGAGGCCATCGACGAAATCGGCCGCCATATTATGCTTGGCACCGAGCGCGCGGATGGTGCCGACGCGGCTGCGCTCTGCTGCAACGGCATTGGTGACATCGGCGGAGGTGAGGGCCGCCGGGCCATTCTCGACGTTCGGCTGGTTGCCCGAGAGCGCCAGCGGGCCGGTGCCGGGCAGGGCATCCTTGGCATCGAGGGCGATTGCCGAGGCCGTGATCTTCTTGATCTCGTCCTGGCCGCCGCCATCCTGCTGGAACTTGGCGATCGCGGCTACCAGCGCCGCGCGGGTCTTGTAGAGGTCCATCGAATTCTCCTGTGGACGTTTGGGATCGGCGGCTGCCGTCCGCGGGGCGCGCGCCATCGCCATTGCAGTGATGAGCGGGCTGTCGGGTGCGTGCTTGAACCCGAATGGTTGCACGTTGCTCGCCGAGGCGGTGGACGCCCCGACGATCTCGGTGATGAACTTTTGCTCCAGGGCCTGAGCGGCGGTGAACCAGGTCTCTTCGTCGAGCATGGGAATGAGATCGTCGGCGGAGAGGCCGGTCTGACCCGAGTAGATGCCAACGATCTGATCGCGGAGCCGGTCGAGCTTGTCAGCTGCGCGACGAAGCTCGTTCGCGTCACCGCATGCGCAATCCCAGGGATTGTGGATCATGACGAGGGCGTTGTCGGCCATCATGATCGACTCGCCCGCCATCGCCAGAACGGAGCCCATGGAGGCGGCCAGACCATCGATATGGGTGGTGACCTTGCGGCCCTTTTTCTTCTCGCGGATGATCGCGTTGAAGATGGCCAGCCCCTCCATGACGTATCCGCCAGGGCTATTGATGCGGACATCGAGGTCGTCGTCGCCGTCGCTGATCAGCGGGACGAGCGTGTTGGCATCGAGACCGTCCCAGCTGTCGCCGACGATCCCATAAATGAGGATTTCAGTCATTCAGGGTTGCTCCCGCGCTGTCCGCGCCTTGACGGCGTCAGCGAGATTGGCGGCATTGCCGACAGAGGTGACGTGGCGCGGATCGCTGTCGAAGATGAGGCCGAGCGCATCGAGCTTTTCAGCGTCCGCCTTCCACTCGGCCAAGAATTTGTCCGGATCCTCGCCGCGCTCGCGCGCCAGCGACGATATGGTCGCCTGGCCGGACCGGACCGCTTCCTTATTGGCCGCGATCTCGGTGGCCGGGTCAAGCATCTTGGTCGGCGGGGGTGTCCAGCGCAGTTCCACGCCGGTCGTGTCCTCGCCGATCATATCGAGGGCCTCGATCACCCAGCGCTCGACCGAGCCGCAGAACTGGGGAATGAACATCAGCCACTGCCAGGCAGAAACGGTATCCCGGTACTCCAAGCGCCCGAGGCGACCGGAAATGAAGCTGACCTCGGACAGGTCGCCGGTCAGGACCTCATAGGGAACGCCGAGACCGGCCGCGATCGCGCGCAGCGAGACCTTCGTATATTCCCCGTACCCTTCCACTGAAGGCGGGCTGGAGAACGTGACTTCCTCGCCGCTGCGCAAATACTGGAAGGTGCCGGGCTCGACATAATCGAGCGGCTCGCGATCCTCGCCGATGCCGTCACCGACGATATCGCCGCCGTCTTCCCCTTCACTGACGATACCGGGCACCGTGCCGCCATCATCATCACCACGGACCACGCCGACGAACGCCGAGGCGATCTTCTGGCGGGTCAGCTGGCCATCCTCATAATCCGCGAAATCGCGCATCCGCAGGATGATCGGTGCAAACCAGGTCGCGCCATGCTCCTGCTCGGGACGATCGGCGCGGAAAATATGGGCGACGTCGCTGGCCTGCACATAGGCCGAGCCGAGCCGGTCGACCCGGTTGCCGCCAGGGTGCCCGTTGTAGAGCCAGTATCCCTCACGCCGCCCGATTGGGTCGAACTGGACGCCATAGACACAGAACCCGCCCGGCTTGCCGGGATCGCTCGACAGCGGCCCGTTGTGCGACGGATCAATATAGTCGGGCTCGAGCACCTGAAGCTGGAACGGCAGTGGCAGCCGGTCCGACGCCCGGCGCCAGCGCCGCCGCACGACCGCGCCGCCGCGCTCGACGATCGTCCGCGCGGCCTGCAACTGTAGACCGTACAGGTCGTGCCGCCCGCCCGCGTCGCAGGTCGCCTTGTCGAGGTGACGGCGCGCGATATCGTTCAGTCGATCATCGACCTTGCCGTTCCGGTAGACTTGGAACGTGATACCGGTGCCGACGATCGCCTCGGCGATCTTCGCCGATCCACGCGCGGCGAACGGATTGTTGCGGACGAGGTCGGCCGCGATGCCGCGCAGCAGCGCCTGCACGGCGGGCGTCAGTTCGCTGTTCGCATCCAGCCGATTGCGCCGCCAGCCCGCCGCCCGCTTGCCCTGGGTGGCGCCATCATACGCGGCGCGGGCGCCCCGGCCCATTCGAATGCGCTGGTTTGTCGACGGCGACGCCGATGCGGCGGGCGCCGGGCGACGCAGCAGCCGGTCAAGGAAAGAGCGGCCCGCCAAGGTCAGAGGCCGCTTCGATAATAGGGCGTGCGGCGACGCGAGATGCCGCCTTGCGCATACCGCTGCATCTTCAACTGCGCATCGACGACTTTGATCGCGGCCGTGACGGCGTCGACCGTCTGAAACGTCGTCTCGCGACCATCGGCGAATCTGACCTTCTGCGCGCCGGTGGCGACGGTCAGCAACGTCTGGTGCAGCTGGTCGAGATCGGATTGCTGGTATGCCATCTCTATCTCCCTCGACTGGTGAATGGGTTGGACCGGCGGGCCGGAGCGTGGCGTTTCGCGCGGGGCGGCGCTGTTGGCGTAGATGCTTGGTCGGTGACCGTTTCGGATGCCTGAGCCGAAGCGGCGGTCTTTGGCTGCGCCTTAATGGCGCCCATCAGCTTGCCCCACTGGCGCGGCCCCCAGCGATCAACGCCGAGGCTTACCGCGACCGCACGCGCATAGACGGCGTTGTCGAGTGCTTCGTTACGATCTCGAACCTTGTGCCATTCCCGCCGGAAACCGCCGTTGCGCAGGCGGATGATGCGCAATTCCTCGGCGACCAGCTGCTTGATCCACTCATCCGGCGTGCCATCGGGCAGGAAGACGTACCCCTTCGGATAGTCTTCACCGTCGACCGGCTTTTCCAGCGCCAGCTGGCCGTAAAGCTCCATCTTGAGCATTGATGTGCCGATGTTCCAGAGCCGGACGCCCTTCTTGATCTTGCGACCGTTGACCGTGACGTCCTGCCACGTCGGCGAACCGATGGCCTGTTGCGCGGCGATGCTCTCGCGCCCCTTCACCGCCATGGCGAAGCCAGGATGGCGGCGCGCCCAGCGATAGACCTCCATGGTATTCTCGCCATCGCCGGAGTCGATCGCGACCCGGGCGAGCCGAAGCCGACGACCGTCGGCTGTCACCCACGTCCTCGCTACCGCCTCGTCCAGCCCGGCCCAGGTCTTGGGGTCGGCGATCGGGCCAAACACTTCGATGCGCTCGACAAACTCGCGCCCCCCATCCGGGCGGAAGGCCCAGATATCGAGATCGATACGTCCACCGCCGCCGCGCTGGACGTCGGCCGCGCCGATCAGCAGAGCGGCTTTGGCAGAAGGCGTTCCGACCATCATCGCCTTCTCCCGGCGATCGTAAAGGCGCTGCCACTCCGGGGCCTCGCCCTTTTCGGCCCATGCCTCGCCGAGCACCTGATTGACGAAAGTCCGCAGGAGGTTCGGATCGTGCCGGACCTCGAGAAACTCGCGGGCGATCTCCAGCCAGGCGGCGCCGGGATGCTGACTATAAGCGGCCCAGATATGAAAGGATCGGTGCCGGGGGAAGGCGGCAGAATTGTCGGCCCGCCATTCGCCCTGCTCGTCCATCCACGGCTTGTGCTCTTCGTCAATCTCGCAGCCGTTTTCGCACTGGTACCAGGCGCGGGTCGGTGCGTGACGCGGCTCCCACCGGATGCCAGCGCCGGTACCGTCGCCGAACACCAGCTTCTGCATGTGCCCGCACTCGGGGCAGGGAACGTACCGATATTCCTGACTGCCCTGTTCGAACAGCCCATCGATCCGGCTGAAGCCTTTGACCTTAGGGGTTGAACCGGCAGCGCGGAAACGGCGCGGCGAGGTGAGGTTGCGCTTGAACGCCAGTCGGGCCGGGTCGCCTTCCTCCTTGGCGGCCCACGGGTACCCGTCGCATTCCTCCAGAAACACGTCATCGGCGGTGACACGCCGGAATTCCTTGGGGCTGTTGGCCCCTTTGATCTGGACCCAGCCGCCTTTGTAGCGCTTGGCCCGGATCTGGTTATCGGCGTGCCGTGGTTTGAACGTCGCGACCTCGCGGACGATCTTCCATTGCAGGACCGGGTCGAGGTCGTCGCGGCTGAACTTCTCGGCGTCGTCGATGGTCGGCTGGTAGATCAGCGAGCGCGCCGGGTCGTACCGGATGCGGTATGCGACGAAGCATTGCAGAATGGTCGAATAGCCGATGCGGCTGCTCTTCCGAACCGATACCTGTTCCGTCTCCGGGTCGGTGAAGGCATCCGCCATATCCGACTGGAACGGGAACGGGCGAATCCGACGCCCATCGTCCGTCCGGCCATGATCGCGCATGAATTCGGACAGCTTGGGCTTGATCCGAGGCTTGAAGATGCTGAGCCATTCGCGGGCCGCCGCCGCGATCTCCGCGCCGACAACCTGAATGGCCGAGGGTTCAGCCCTCTTCTTCGTCCGAGGGCTCTTCCTCATTCAGGCCCCCGCCTCTTGCCTCCTCGACGCGCGCCACGGTCAATTCTTCCAGGGCATCGTTGATGGCGGTGTCGATCTTGGCGCGCAGCTTGTGGTCGCCGTTCGCCACCTCCAGCCCGACCTGCTGCAATCGGGTGACGGCCAGCGCGATGACCGAGACGACGGCGCCGGACATGTCGGGCAGCGAGGCCAGTTCCCGGCGACGCTCCGCATTATCCATGGCCTTGCTGTCGGCCTGTTCCTTGGCCAGGCGCGCCCGCTCGGTTTCGAGGTCGAGGTCGCCTTGCGCCCCTTCAATCCCGTATTTGTTGGCCGCCCAGGCCTCAACGTTTTCCAACAGCGTCGCGCCGTCGGCGGGCATGTCACCCTTCGACCGCAACTCGCCGATCCACCGGCTCGAAACGCCAAGGACGGCGCCGATCATGGCGCGGGTGGGCTCTTCGAGGTCGATTTCCACGACTTCCCTCCCCAAGGGGTCCTACTTCCCTGCCAAAATGCGAAGAAATGGCGGTTTCCTGCGGGTTTCAGCGCCAACAGGGAGGAAGAACTATGCAAATTTTTCGTGGCTAGACGGAAGTTGCGCCTTTGCCCCCCGTATCGCTGGTGGCCCAGGAAGAACCTAAGGGTGGGGCCAATTGCCGCGCCTCGTGTCAAAGGATTGCCAGGCTTCCAGTGGCTTGCGGGTACTCGACAGCCTGTCACACTCGGCGCGCTGGCATCCCCAGCGAATCGGGAGAGTACAATGGCTATCAATAAGCGTGTCGTTCTCGCAGCCCTCACCGGCGCCGTCCTGCTTGGCGCGACCACTGCCCCAGTCTCCGCGCAGCGCTACTGCCAGCGTGAGCTCGAAGACGGCACCGAGCCGGATCAGGGCTGCACAGCACCGGTAGGCGGTCCGATTGGCAAGACCGACCCATCGCGTTCACGTACCGCCAGCACGACGACCGAGGACAAGAGCGCAGAACAAAAGCTCGCGGAACTGCTGGGGGAAACCCCGGAGTCCTGAGCCGACTGAGTGGCTGGGCAATGCGCCTGCTCAGCCACATACAGCAAGAGCCGCTAACCCTCTCGGGCGCGGCTCTAACATCTATGGATTGGTATGGACGAAACGGGCTGTGTCGTCAAGCGCCTGGCGCGTTGATGGCGGTGGCTAGTTTCTGGGCAGCGGCTGCGATGTGCTCGGCGAACCGCGCACGCTGCCTGCCGTTGGTGAACGATGGCATGGCGTCCTCAATCACGACCCGGTCGAACAGCGCGAGCATGTTGGTCGGAATCGCGGCGCGGGCATCGCGCAGGCGGCGGCGTGCATCCCATTGCCGGGCCGAAAGCGGCTGGCCATAGTTCTCCCGGCCAGCCCCGCCGCACCCCTCGCCATAGTCAGCGACCACTCGCGCCGCGTTGTGGGCGGCGGCGTGCAGGGTCGCATACCAGTCGCACGCGAACCATTGCGGATAGGTCAGCTGCTTGCGCACAAGCATGCGGTCGATCCAGCTGTCGGCGAACTGGCGCGTCAGCTTGGCCCGCTCACCCGCCTTGTCGATCATCGCATCAACGACGCGGTCATGCCGAACGCCATCGCCATCGCTGGCCCGTGCGATCCGTTCCGGCGTGGCGTCGACATGCTCCTGCACCGGCTGTCGCGCGGGTTTGCTCACCGGCTTCGGCAGCTTCCGCACCGGCACGGGCTTGCCCGTCAGCACAGCCGCCGCCACCGATGCCCGAAACGCCGCGCTATTCATCTGCCGCCCCATAAAATCCGCCCTGCCAATCTGTTGAGAACATACCATAAACACCGTGGATCGCTCACCCCTTTGCGGTCAGCTGCCAGTCGATGATGTCGAAGTCGTAATTCGTTGGGTACGCGGGGTCGTTGACCGACCACCGCCACCGCTTGGGGCTGATCCCCCGCACGACGACCTTGTTACGGAAGCATATGTCGACCGTTTCAAACGGTGGCGGGGTGCCGCTGTTCTTGGGCACCTCACGCCGCCGCCCCGTCGAACATATCGTATTGCGGCGCGACCGCCTGGGCCTGCTCAGCCCGCGCCACCGCAGCGGCGATGCGCGCATTGGCAATCGGCAGATATTCGGGCGTCAGCTCGCACCCGACAAAATCGAATCCCTCCAGCACCGCCGCCTTGCCGGTCGATCCGCTGCCGGTGAACGGGTCGAGCACGAGGCCGCCAGGCGGGGTGATCAGCCGCACCAGCCAACGCATCAGCGCCTCGGGCTTCACCGTAGGATGGGTGTTGCGATACTGCGTGTCGCGGCCTGCGCTCAGGCTGCTGGCATTGCCGCTCTCGCCGTTCCCGGTCTGAAACTGGACGAAAGCCTGAGGCGCGAATGCACCGAGTCCCTCGTCGCGATCTGCCTTGCTGGCCTTGGCGCAATAGAAGAAGCGTGCGGCTGAACCACCCGCATCTCGCGGCTCATAGATCGGGCCTGCATTGAGCATGCGGCCATAGACCTTGTTGCCGTGAGGCGACCCATCCGACAACGAGCGAGCCTGTTGCCCTGGTGCCTCCGGGAATGCCTCGAGCACTTCGCCTGAACCATCGTGCATCACGTTGGCGGGCCACCGGCCGGGCTTCATTTCGCCATGGTATAGAACGCCGCCCTCTTCGGGGCGCCAATTACCGCCGGTTTTCTCCAGGGTGGCGCCGGGCTTGAGCCGCTTGACGGTGTAACTCCCGCCCTTTGCATCCTCTCCGTGGACACGACAGGCATCGATATTCAGCGCGCCAGTGCCGAACGCGGCCTCATTCGCCGCCACGCTGCCGATCAGCGGCTTGCGGGCGAGGACGATCGGCTCGTGCGCCGGTTTCAGGCACGTTCCTTTGCCGCCGCGATTGCCGCCCTTCGGAAAGCCCGAACCGTAAATCCACATGATCTGGTCGCGGATCTCGAAACCGGCGTCCTCAATCGCGCAGGCCATGCGGTGATAGGTGCGCGCTCCGCTGAACGCGACCAGCCAGCCGCCGGGCTTGAGGACGCGCAATGCCGCCGTCCAGGTCTCGGGATCGAACGCGACGCCGCTGCCGTCCCACTCCATTCCCATGAAGCCCTTCATCACCTTGCCCTGCGTGGCGGGCGAGCGACCGCCTGGGCGGGAAGAGGTCAACTCATAGGGCGGGTCGGTCACGATGGAGTCGACCGAGCAGCCTTCCATGTCGGCCATCAACGCGCGGCAGTCGCCGTGAAGCACCTCATAGGTCATGCTGCCTTGGCCTCCGCCGCCTGGTAGATCTTGAACGGTCCATGGTACCGCGCGCGGATCACGATGGGGCCTCCGGGCAGCCGCCGCAGGACGCCGCGCTCGATCGCGATCCGCTGCCACTGCTCGGGCACGTCGCCGATTGGCTGGCCTGCGCTGACGTTGGCGAACCAGCGGTCGAACTGCTCGGTCTGGTAATCCTGGCAGAGGCGCAGGGCAGTTTCCTGGTCCGACACCGGTGGGCGGTATGCCGAGATCAGGTCGAGGCACTGGCGGGGCGTCGGGAACCAGTCGAGCGTGGCGCAGGCCGTGCGGGCCATAAACGCCAGCGCATCGTTGCTGTAGCCGCCAAGCAGGCTGGCATAGACCGAAGCCTTCATCTTGCCATTTAGGTCGTCGACGTTCTTCGACGGCAGCGCGGCGGCGAGGAACTGTAGGTGCTTCGTCAGCTGGTCAATGCTGGCGGGCTGCGGCGGGACGGTCGGCGCCGCCTGGGCCCATTCCCGCAAGGCCCGGCATTCCTCGTCAGAGGTGGGCCGGGTGATCGCCGGACATCTGACGGAGGGCATTCGAGAAACCGTCGCCGGTTCGCGGAGCTGTTCGATGATCGCGCTGAACTTGTGCATCTCGGTCGTCCTTGATCGATGGGTAGATTGCGCCCCAGCCTCGGGCAGTCGCGGCTTCGAGCAGACGGCCCGGCGGCCAAGCGGCGTCGGCGATGCGAGCGATGTCGGCGAGAAGCTTCCGGTGGGCGGTGACGGTGTTCGACAGGCCCTTGCGCTTCCGGTTGGCCAGGAAATCCGACCAGACCTGCTCGTCAGCCCAATCGGGCCGGGGGAATGCGCTGGCGCGCCGCGCCGCTCTCGGAGGATGCGAAGCATCCGGAGAGAGTTCAGGGGGGTTAGAATATATATCATTGGGGGGAGCGTCACAGGTGTCACGCGGTGTCACAGTGACATCGCGTGACACTGCGGCCTTGCGGTTGGCGCGCGACCGCTGCTGGCGTTCGGCATCCTTGGCGCGACGCGTGGTCTTCGCCTGCTCAGTCTCGGCAAGCGCAGCCTTCATCGCCGCCGCCAGCTGCTCCACAGTGGCACCGGAGGCGACAAGCGCATCAATGACGGCTGCGCTGAGGTTCACTGCGCAGCCGCCTGATCGGCGAGCGAGCGCCGAAGTTCTTCGACCTTGGGACGCGCCAGTGCGAACCGACGCGTCTCCAAGCGGGGGGAGGTGGGCCGCTGCAGCCGACGTTCCGTAAGCGCTGCGTCGAGGTCGGCGCGCAGCGGGGCGAGGCGGTCAACGGCAGCGGGGCGGAAGATGGAGAGCAGCGACCCGAGCATCAGATCATGCCCAGCGCTTGCATGTAGGTCTCGAGGATCGCTTCCTCTTCCTGGTATTCCTCCCGCTTCTTTTTGCGGATGGCCATGATCTTCTTAATGGCCTTGGGGTCGTACCCGCGCGCCTTCGCTTCGGAGAACACATCGACGATGTCCTCGCTGATGCCCTTCTTCTCTTCCTCCAGGCGCTCGGCACGCTCGATCAGAAGGCGCAGCTCGTCGGCGGTGACGTTGCCGGTGGTCTCATCGTGATCTGCCATGGTCGTTCTCCTGTCAGAGGCTGGCGCTGGCGACGCCGCCCAGGGTGAAATCAGGTGCGGGCTTGCGCAGCGGGCGCACGGTGATGAGGGCGGCCCCTGCGGCCACCCGGGCCAGCTTTTCCTCGAAGGACAGAGGCGGGCGCGGTGGCTTGCGCACGGGCACCGGCATCGTGCCCTGCGGCTCACGGCGACGGACGCGTTGGGGCTGTGACTGGAGATAGTCGGTCCGCGCCTGCTTGATTGCATTGAAGCTGGGCACGTCGCCCGATACGCTCCGCTGCATCAGCGCCAGCACAGTCCCCGGCGTGTGCTCCTGCACGAGCGCCTGCATCAGCGCCCACGAGCTATCGCTGCATCCGCGTCCCATCAGCGCGGCTTCCGCCGACCGTCGCGGCAATAGCCGCAGCGCAGGCCGCCATGATCACGGACCAGCCGGTCGAAATGGTCGCCGCACTGCTCGCATTCGCCAGCAACGCCGACCGGGATCGGCTGGCGGGCAGCTGCGATGTGGCGCGCCGTCTCGGCAGCGGCGAGGTCATTCGCCATGTCGATAGGATCGGCCATTATGCGGCCACCTCGAACAGCGGGAGCACAGCCCGGCCCGGATCGCTGATCGGCAGGAAGCGATAGGTCTGCCCGCCGGAGACGATCACCGCCGCCGCAGGCTGCACCATCGCAAGACGCAATTCTTCGGTCGCGAAAGTAGCGCAAGCCGCTCCCGCGTCGTCATTGGCAATCGTCATTGTCGTCACTCCATGCCGCGCTCAGCGGCGTTCAATTCCCTGTGTCAGGCCACCTCACGGGGCCGTCGAAGATCCGAACACTTCTCGATCCAGCGTCCGGTCACAGCGTGCAATTCACGCATGATCTTCTCGCCGTTGAGATACTCCTGCGGGACGATCGTCCGGCCGCCCGGCCCCTCTGGGTGCTCGGCCTCCTGGATCATCACCAGCACGCGGGCCATCAGCAGACCCATGTCATCGACGTCGCAGGTCGCGTCCTGGTCGACGAGGCGCTTGCCGCGCGCCGCCAGCCAGTCGTCGAGCACGGTCGGCTCCGCCGCAAGCGCGCGGTCCAGCGTTTCGAGCGATGGCATCGATCCCGCCAGCTGCTTGTCCAGCGCCTGGGTGCTGCACTCGATCGCGTCGAGAAAGGCTCCCTTACCCATGCGGTCAATCGCACGAGCCCAGCCGCGCATGATCTTCGCATGCAACCGGGGTTTCGAGATCGGTTCCGCTTTCGCAACGACAGTTGGGACGGTCATCGGGCACCTCGATCGGTATGAACAGTGATTGCCTCTCCACCGCACCGCGCACCGTCCGCATCGCGATAGCTCGCGCGCTGGTCGACAATGTCACCGGCGGCGGCCGGGAGTGCGCCGCCGCCGGTGGAGGTGCTGCCGCCAGAGCATGGGAGTACAGAGGCGGCAGTCGCAGGGAGAGGATGGATACCGGCATAGACCGGATCGGAATGGGAGCAGGTTGCGGACTGGCAGGCGGCGCAGGTCATCGGCCGAGCCCTCCACCGGAGGCGGTGTACCCGCCCCCGGCTTCGGCTATCATCGGGCTACCACACACCGATGAAAGGATGAGGCCTTGGGCGATTATACCATCAACCTTGAGGAGGCTGCAGCCCGAACCGCCATTCTTGGCGTTGCTGCGCTCGCTCGCGAACTGGAGGCTGCGGGCGCCCTCGATACGGCTGCGACCAAAAGAGTGGGTCAGATCATGCTGCAATACGTCGACGTCGTTGCCCCCGCCATCCACGATGGCGAGCACCTCCGTGGGTGGGTTGCCATGCATCTTAACCAAGGGATTTAGCCCTCCGCATCTCTTCAACCTCGCGACGCATCCGCTCACCGGCTTCCCGGTTGCGCTGGCGCGTCGCCTCGTTGATGCCGTCGACGATCATCTGACGGATGCGCTCTTCCTGCGCCGCCGTGAACGGCTGTTCGGGGTGGCAGGCCATTATGCTGCTACCTTTCGTGAGGGCCGCTGACATGCGGGCGAACCCTTGGGGAGCGGGCTTGCGACCCGCCCCCGTCCGGTCCACCGTGGGACTGCAACACCACCACGGAGAAACAGAATGGACGAACAATATCGCGCTTCCATCGCGGCCGTCACGACAGGGTTTGTCAGCCTCGTCAGCGTGCTCGCCCAACGCGGCATCGTCGACAAAGGTGACGTCTCGAGAATATTCGAGCTCATGGAACATTCCCTTCGTCGGCCGGGCAATGAAGAGGCGCTTGATCAGGTGCGGACGTGGGCAGAGCGGATCGTACCGCGCGCACAGGATAGCATTCCGCTTCCGTGAGAAAGACGTCGTCGGCGGTTACCCGCTTATAGGGTCCGACCGACGTCATGCTGCCACCTTTGCGGCCGGAGAACGGCGGGGTTTACGCATCTGCTTCTCCGCCGTGCGAACGGCAGCTTCAATTTTGGACAACGACGCTAGAGTCGCGCCGATCGGATCGGGATTTTTTGCGGATTGCTTCCAGCGGCTGAATGTCGTCGGATGCACGCCAGCCCGGCGGCAGACCTCAGTCATTGGAAGGCCGAGGGCGCTCGCCCGATCCTCTATCCCGGCTATGATCTGCTGCTGGTCCATGACGGGCAGCATATTAGCATGATTGCAAACATTCAAGCGCAATCTTGCAAAGATGCAATTCTTAGCGATCCTGCTAATTCATCGCCTATGTCTGAAGCCGATAAAGATCTGATCGACGGTCTGGTTGCCCACACGGGCGAAAAGGCCACGGCCATCGCACGACGCGCTGGCCTAACGCCGTCGACCCTGACACGCCCGCAGAACAACCCTGTCAAGCATCGCCTTTCGACGCCCACGCTGGAGAAATTACAAAGCGCCGTTCCTGACTACCCTGGATGGTCTTCCTATGTGGCGGCCAAACCGCGAAGCAATGCAAAGGTCCTTGCATTTGAAGGTGATAACCTAGATCAACCGGAGGAGAACCTCCCGGTTTGGGGTTCTGGTCTAGGGGCTGAGAGGATGTTCGAGGGCGAGGCTGTCGAGCAGACTGATCTCAATACGGGGGCGCAGTTGGACTACGTAAGGCGTCCGGCAATTTTGAAGGGCAAGAAGGGGGCGTACGCATTACACGTCCAAGGGTCTTCAATGCATCCCGCTCTCCCAGAGGGCGAGCTGGTTGTGGCCTGTCGGGACATGCCCCTTTCGATGGGCGACAACGTGGTCGTCTATCTGCGAGACGGTGATCAAGATGACGGTGAGCGAGCGCGGGCCGTACTAGTCAAGGAGCTTGTTCGCCGGTCGGCTAGCTATGTCGAATTGCGGCAATACGATCCGAGGATCGACTTCCGAGTCGCCATGTCTGAGGTCCTGCGGATCGATCGGATTTTGACGAGAAGAGAAATGGTCTCGTAGGAACGTATTTAGCAATTTGCACAAATGCTAATTTTAATATTTGCATGAGTTTGCAATGATGCTAATGCTATCTCCGGCGCCGCATTCAGCGGCATGGAGATCGCTATGGCGTCCGCGCCTCTCACAGCGTCAGAGATTGAAGCAGCGGCCCGAGGGTGGGTGAGGCGCGTCCTTGGTGACGCGTGCCCGGTCGACGGAAAGACGCTGGTCCAGGTCCGCTGCCTGTTCGAACAGGACTTCGACGAGGCTCAGATGCCACGCCGGGCGCGCAGCTGGGACTGGTTGGAGAAGGTCGAGGCGACCGCGATCACGCATTTCCGGGTGGCGTTCTGATGCGCGCCCTTCGCCTGCCGCCCTCGGCGTTTCAGACCCGCAAGCCGCCCCGCGCCGGCCGCCCGGCATGGAAGTGCGCCGAGGAATATAAGCGCTGGCTGCGCAGGCTGCCGTGCGTGGCATGCCATACGCTCGGCGACCGCACCAATCCCATCGTCGCGGCCCATGTCGACCATGCGGGCGGGAAGGGCGCGGGGACGAAGGTCGCTGATCGCCACTGCATCCCGCTGTGCGACCACTGCCACCAGGAGCAGCACCGGGACGGCTGGCGGACGTTCGAGAAGAAGCTGCCGATGCAGGATGCCACGGTGGTGGCCACCGCATTCTGGCAGCAGTGGCCGGGCCGGGCGGCCTGGGAGCGCGACTTGGCGGAGCAGGCTTGCGCGATGCGGGGTGCGCTGTGAGCGGGCCCATCGTCGACCCCGATCTGGTCCGCGCGCTGGACGAGCTGCGCATGGTGGTCGAGCGCCTTCCGCAGTTCGAAGAGCAGATGATCCTTCCGACGATCCGGCAGCATTCGAAGCAATTCGAGCATGTCATGTCGGTGCGGGCCGGGCTGCTGGATGCCATCTCCGGCCGGGCGAAGCAGCTGCACATGCGCCCGGGCACGCTCCGGCTGATGGTCGAGCTGTCCAACGACTATCGCACGAAGACGCGCCGCCGAATTCCGCTCGACCATCTGCGCCGTCAGACGTCGACCGTGCTGGAGGCGATGAAGCGCCGGAGCCTTCAGGCCCAGGCCGATTTCGCCATCGCTGAGGTCGCCATGAAGGCCGCCGCCGAAGCGGTGAACGAGGCCCGCGACGGCGTCCAGTATCTCGACGCTTCGCGCGCGGAGGTGGCCCATGGCTGATCCCAATCTCCCGCCGGTCGGGCGGCAGCCGCATATTCGGGCCGTGATCGCGTCCAAGCTGGCCGATGGCTATCCTTGGTATGGCGACGTCACCGGGTACGAGATCGTCAACGGCCACCAGGTCGGGGGCGACCGCTGGACCCGCGAGCAGACCGCGACGCTGATCAAGCTGGGCATGGACCCGTTGACCTGCAAATCGATGATGGTCCGCCGCCAGTCGGTCGGCCAGGAGGTCTATATTGGCCTGGGCAATCTGCCTGCTGTCTTCGAATTTGAATGCCCTGTCATCAAGGCGATGAAGGGTGGCCGCATCAAGGTCATCGCGCCGAACGGGTGCTTCAAACTCGTCTTGCCTGATGGATGGGGCCACCGCCCGTTCCGTCGCCCCCGTGATGAGAACGAGAGCTATGTCCAAGGCCGAATTCTCGGCGTTGGCGGCTCCGCATCCCGCCCCATCTACGACACCAGCCGAGGTCCACGATGACCCTTCATGATCACATCGCCCATGGCATGGGGGTGGGCAGCATCTGCTCCATCGCCGCGATCGGCGTCTATTCCACCCGGTCGATTGGCCGTGACCTGATCGAGTCCCATGAGCGCATCGCCGAGGTGTGGTGCGCTATGGTCGAGCGGGCCGCCGACCGCTGGCACGCGATCGCCACGCTTTTCCCCGTCACCAATGCCGCTTCGGCCCATCCGGCTGGCTCTACGCTCGATACCGCCGAGGCCGGTGTCCAGCAGACCGTTGAGGCTCGATAATGGCCAATCGTATAATGATCGACCTGGAAACGGTCGGAAGCACGCCGGGCTGCGGCATCTTGTCGATCGGCGCTGTGGCGTTCCATGTCGACGGCTGGGTGGTCGACGAGTTGTATGTCGTCGTGTCTCGTATCAGCTGCCGAGAGCATGGCCTGTTCGAAGAGCGGGACACGCTGGACTGGTGGGCAAAGCAATCGGACGAAGCGCGCCAAATCCTCCTGCTGGCCGAGGATCCTGACGGTACGCTTTCGCTATCCGCGGCGCTGGATGAACTGAACCGGTTTGTCTCGCGCCACCCCGGTTGCACGGTTTACGGCAACGGCTCCGATTTCGACAACGCGATCCTTGCCGCCGCCGCCCGCGCTGCCGGTTGCAAGCTGGCGTGGCCGTTCTGGCAAAACCGATGCTATCGGACCATGAAGGGCCGCACTCCACAGGTGAAGCTGGCCCGGGTCGGCACGCATCACAATGCGCTTGATGACGCGCGGACGCAGGCACAGCACCTAGGGCAGATCGAGAGATCACTGGCGCTGACCAGCGCCAAGGTCGACGCGGCTCAGCGATTCATCGGATGGATGGCCGATTGGTATCAGCGTCGCACGTCGCGCCGCATCCTCTGCTTCAGCTGGAACACCCTGAGCCGAGCCGCTGCCTTGGACAGCGCGCGGGCCACTTTCGATGCGATCGATTTGGACGAGCCTTTCGGATGCCCCGGCATCGACTGGGACGAAGACGATGCGCAGGCGCTGGTCGACGAAGACCTTCGGCACTGGGAAGCGGCATGACCCCCGCCGAGATCAACGCGATCGGCGTCATGCTGGCGAGTCTGCGGGACGAAGGGGAGGCGGCTGTGGTCGTCGCTGTCGCTGCGCACGGCCCGTCGACGGACATGCCAGAGGGCTGCGTGTCGGCAACCGTGGTCGCCCGCACCGCCGAGAATGGCGGTTCGATCATGCGGACCCGCACCGCTGGCCAGGAAGCGCCGCACAGCGCGACCGCCGCCGCGAAGTATCTGGCCGACGCCATCGGCCTCGCCCGCGCCGACCTGCGCCGCCAGCAGGCCCGCCGCGAGAAATCTCAGGAGAACGCCAATGCGTAAGCCTAGCCGCGCCCTATCGGCGCTCGCCTTCATCACCGCGATCGCGATGGGTTTTTACCTCGCGATCGAGCTTTTCTCCTATGCCCTGGGGGAGTCCGCCCGTGGCTGACCAAATACCCGATAGCACGAAGAGCGTCAGGATCGCGTTGGAAGACGTGACGCCGGTGATTGCTGCTGCCTTTGCCGATGACCCCTGCCTGATCTGGTCGGGCGAGCATCGCGCCTATTGGGTCGCGGGCGGCAACGGCTACACGACCGGTGCCGCATATGCTGGCCGCTGGACGATCGCAGATGCGTATCAGCAGACCAAGCACTGTGACCCGACGAAGCAGATCTCGTTCGAGCGTGTCGATGCCACCCGCGCCGCCCCGCCCGCGATGGATCGGGAGGCGGTGGAGGTTACGGCCGATCGGCTTGGCAAGATCATGCAGGAGGCATGGGGCGAAATCTGTGACGATGCCGGTGCCCACCCCAGCGACGTGGCCCACGGTCGCGGCACGGTCCTGCATTATCGCCCGAGCCATTGGACTAGTCTGATCGCGCTGCGCCTCACCGAACGCCTCTCCACCCTCTCCGCCGACGCGATCCGCCAGGGGGAGGGGGTGCGTCCGTCAGATGATGCCCTTTTGCCATTCCTCCCTGACACCATTGAAGCAGGGCGTCGGCTGGGCGTTGAGCGGTCCGAATGGCTTACGGGGTGGTTTACCTCTTGGTCGCCGCGAAACGACAATAGCAACGCTGAGGGCAACTGGTCTGAATGGGTCAAATTGGCGCACGCCATCATTGGATATAACCGTGAGGCAATAGCGGCACTTACCGCCACCCCCGCCTCTCACGCCAGCGATGGGGGGAAGGCATGATCTGCACGAAATGCAGCGGCGCAGGATGGTCGTTCCGTGTGTCGCGGACGCCCCGGCATCGTGCCTGCCCGAAATGCCACACCACCGGCGTCCACCCGGCTGACCATAGCGACGTGATCCGCGTCCAGACCCAAAGGAACGCAGCATGACCACCCGACAGACGCCGGATGCTGTGCGCGAGGCGATCATCAAATACACGCAGCACCATGTCGGGTGCGCGGTCTATGGAACGTGGGTCCACGGCGAGCCTAAATGCTCGTGCGGTTTGGATGAAGCCCGCAACGCCCTCGCCGCCCTCGACAGCCGCGCGGTAATGAATGCCGCAAGCGACCTTCGCGACTTCGCCGACCAGGTGATGGAAGCGGCGGCGAACTGTTGCACAGACCCCGACGCCGGCCCGAGCAGTCAAACCAGCGTTTCCTTCACAGGCGAAGAAGGCGCGCGGATCGCCAATGACCTGCACCGGCTGATCGACAGCCGCGCGGGCGATGCGGGGGAGGGGCCGATTAATACGGGCGAAGAATGCCCGGTCTGCCACGCGATATTCGCCATATGGCCGTCTGCGAACAAGATGGTTTGCCACTGCCAAACGCATCCATGGTTCCCGGCAGCCGCCACCCCCGCGCCCGCTGTCGATGCGAGCGAGGAATTGCGACGTGGCAAGGATGAGATCCGCAGCCTCATCGAAAGCATCTGGCGCGCCGAGTTCAGCAAGGACGCCCCCAACTGGAAGCCGCTAGACGATCTGCCCGGCATGATCTCCCAGATGGACAACATGTATGCGGGCGTCCGTAGCCAGCGGGATAAAGCACGGTGGGATTTGCATAATCCGCCCGCTGTCGATGCTCATGAGGACAACCCCGCTCGCCCAGGCGAATGGGATCATCGCTATCGTCCGCTCGCACATGGCGAAATCATCGCTGAAACCGACGAATGCCGACGTGATGACGGCACGTGGATTACGGGGGTTTGCGTTGGCCAGCCCGCACCTGACCCAGCCTACACGTCGCATCGTGTGTATCGTCGGCTGAAGTCGCCCGCTGTCGATGCGGTCCCGGCGGGGGAGGTTGATACCTATACTCGTTGGCTCGCTGGCGACGAGACTCTGCCGACGCTATCCCGCGAGCAGTACCTACGGTTTCAAGCGCGCAGTGACCGTGCAATTAAAGATCGCCAACGCACCCCCAAGACTGTCGCGGATCGGGTAGCAGAAGTCCGCCGTAATCCGGATGATCCTGATTGGGATAACTGCCCGGCCTGCAAGGTCGGGTCGTTAGATACGGGGTACGAGTGCAACGCTTGCGGCTTCGATGCGCAGCCTCTGGTTCATTTCAGGGATGCCTGCGAAGCTCGGGGCGAAAGGATGCACCCTTCGGGGCTATACGAGAGCGAGATAGCGAACCCCTTCCATGCCGCCCTCTCGCACGGGGAGGGGCGGAAGTGATGCAGGTGCTCGACCTGTTCAGTGCGGCCGCCGGGGGATGGTCCCTAGGCATGCACCGCGCCGGGTTCACGACGATCGCCGCGTGCGAGGTCGAAGCCTGGCGGCGCGCGCTCTATTCCGAAAACAATCCAGGCGTGAAGGTTTACGACGATGTCCGCACACTTACGGCAGACCGACTTCTCGCTGATCTTGGACGACTTCCGTCCATCGTCGTCGGCTCCCCTCCCTGCCAAGATATCAGCAGCGCCAACACCAAGGGCAAAGGCGTCGAAGGGGAGCGCTCGGGCCTCTACTTCGAAGCCATCCGCATTATCGGAGAGTGCCGCCCTCGTTGGTTCGCTCTTGAGAACAGCGCTAATCTCCGAACTCGGGGCGCTGACGCCGTCATCGCTGCGCTGGAGGCAATCGGCTACGCCTGCTGGCCGGTCGTGGTTCGTGCTGGCGACGTCGGAGCCAACCACGAGCGACCCCGCTGCTGGCTCATCGGGTGCGACCTTGCACAAGTTGCCGACGCCGATGGCCTCGGATGGGATGAAGGATGGCGCGGGCGGGGGCTCGGGTTCGACGTATCCGTTTCGGCAGATCCTAGCGACGCCGCGTGCGTCGGACATGAAGGCGGGTGGCCACGGGGACACGGGCCGGATGGGATCGGCGCGCCACCAGTTACAGGAAGCGATGCTCGCGACGCCGCGCAAGACGGACGCCGACAGGGGCTTCCGTGGGGACGTGCTGAGCCAGCTGAACGGCTATCCATCGCGCCATGCGGGGATGCTGGGTACGCCAACAGCGAATCCTGCCCCACGGGGATCAGTGCTGAGACGGCAGAAGGGTCGTATGACCACGGATCAGGACGACTTCGATCGGACCCCGAACATGGGGGAGGTCGTGCATTTCCTGATGCCCGAGACACTCCCGACCCCGACCAAGCGGGACAAGCGGATGGATGCATGGTCCCCGGCATACGACAAGCGGAAATCGCCAACGATGGACGCTGTGCTCGACGGCGCGATGATGGACCGGGCACCGGACAAGTGGGCCTATGCTCGCCAGATCGCGGCAATGCTGACCGAAGCGGGCCTGACTGGTCCCTCGGCCACCTTGCCGATCACCTACGGCTGGATGATGGGCTATCCGCCCGGCTGGCTGGGACGCGCGTTGCTGTCGGCAATGGCAAAGGACAGTCTGCGGCCAGCCTCATCGTCGAAGCGTTCGGCGATGCGGTCATCCCCCAAATCCCCGAAGCCATAGGCAAGGCGATCCTGCGCACGGAAGCGGCGCTGTCTGCCATCTATGGGAGGTCCGCCGCATGACCGCCTCCGGTTTCGCGATGAGCGAGAGCGCCTACAGCTGGCAGATGCAGCCGGAGGTGCAGCAGCTGCGGGCCGAGGGCCGGGGGCCGTCGTTCGGCGCGTGGTGCATGATCCTGCTGTGCCGCCTGTCGATCGAGCGGCACCGGTCCAGCGACGACTGGACGCCCGAGCGGTCCGACGCGGTGCATAGCCGTCTCGAGCCGCGACTGGATGCCCACGGCGAACCGCCGCCGCCGTTCGCGCAATGCTGGATCCGCGCCCAAGCCGACACACACCAGCACTTCGCGCGCAAGGGCGCGACCCAGGCGAAGCGCGCAGATGCAACCGCATGGCTCGACGCTCTTAGGGCGCTCTGGCGGCGATATGTTCCTGAGGAGGGCCGCACCAATGCGTGACGCCGATTCCCTGATCCTGCTCGCCGACGAATGCGAGCACATGAGCTCGGGCCAGGATTTCGATCGTGCCGAGCTCTTCGGCATATTCCGGGCAGCCTGGCCGCGCGCGGCGTTTGCCAGCGGTCAGGCGTGCGATGAGGCGCGAAACGAATTCTTCCGCCTGTGGGAATCGGGCGCGAAGGTCGATGCCGCCACGCTCATCGCGCCGCCTGGCTGCATCTATCGGAGTGGCCATTCGGCGATAGCGCCGACGCCGCGCCGGTTCTTTTGCGACGCGGTCACCGATGGCCCCCATGCGAGGGACTGCCACGCCCTCGCTGACACCGAAGCTCTTGCGCGCTTGGCGGCATTCCTGCGCGCACATATTCCGATGGAGGGGAGGGGATAATGGGACTGGCTCTGGCCGACCTGCCCGACTGGCCTGCGGGCATGAACCGCGAAACCGCCTTGGCCTATACCGGCATCGGCGAGGCGCAGCTGCGCGAGTGGGAGAAGACCGGGAAGGTCAACTTCCGGCCGCGCGGTCCGAAGGGTGCCATGCTCGCGCTCCGGTCTGATCTCGACACGGCTCTTGCCGACCTTTTCAATTCCGATCTCGCTGAGGACCTTGGCTTTGCCTAACGTGCGCCTGCCTTCCTATGTCCAAATCCACCGCCGCGCCGATGGCGGGAAGGCTTATTACTGGGTCCGTCCGAAGTGGGCATCGCCGCCGACAGAGCGCCATGGGAAGACCTGCCCCGTGTCATCGTCCCCGCTGGGCACCGATCTGGCAAAGGCGATCGCGCACGCCGAGGCGCTGAATAAGGCGTTCAAGGAATGGCGCGAGGGCGCGCTGTCGAAGGCTGTCCCTGGCTCGGTAGCCTGGCTGTTCGGCTGGTATCGGAAGCTCGAAAAGTTCACCGCCCTGCGTCACAACACGCGCGCCGGGTATCAGGTCTGCATGAATCAAATCGAGGACGTGGCGATGAAGGCGGGGACCTTCGGCCAGCGCAAGGCCAGCGCAATCGACGCGACCGCCGCCGACACCCTCTACAAGAAGCTGCGCGAGAAGCACGGCGAGCGCCAGGGTTCATACGCGATGCAGGTCTGCCGTCTCGTCTGGAACCAGGCGTCGCGCCACGGGAAGGCCACGGGCGTTAAGGAAAACCCATTCGCAGGTATGGGCATCAAGTCGAGCAGCGGAGCGGGCCGGGGTAACAGAGCAGCGACGCGCGCCGAGTATGACGCCTATCGCGCCGCCGCGCGCGAGATGGGTAAGCAGAGCATGGCGACCGCCGCTGCGATCTGTTTCGAAGCGTGCCAGCGCGTCTATGATGCCTTCGGGTTCGAGGATCCGGACGGCCGGGTCAGCCGCGGCGTGCGCTGGGGCGGATATCTCCCCGGCGAGCGGATCGGCCTCATCCAGTCGAAGACCGGCAACGTGGTCGACATTCCGCTGGTCGACACAATCGACGGCGAGCGGCTCGACCTATACCCCGAGCTTGAAGCCGAGATCCGCCGGATCGATCGCCGTGACGCCGCCGACCTGATCATCCTCGATGAGCGGACCGGCCAGGCGTACACCAAGGATTACATGAACAAGCTCCACCGGCGCATCCGCGATAAAGCGGGGCTGCCCGGCGACCTGAAGTTCACCAGCTTCCGCCATGGCGGCATCACGGAGATCGGCGACAGCGGCACCGACGACGTGCGCGCGGTCTCCGGCCATACGACGCTGGAGGTCACCCGCATCTACAACAAGGCGAACCAGGAAAAGGCCAAACAAATCGCCGCGCGCCGCCGGGAGCATATCGCCGTCGTGACCGCTGGCAGCACACCCGAAGGGAAGGAAGCAGAATGACGGCCAAGCGCTACACCGCCGCAGACGTCCGCGCGGCGCTTCTCAATCGCCATCGGGCGCCGGAATGGGCGTGCTTCTTCGAGGTCGCCGATGGAACCGGCGCACGTGCGACGCGATCGGCTGATGCTATCGCGATGAGCCTTTACCCGTCGCGCGGGCTTCGCCTGCACGGGTTCGAGATCAAGGTCAGTCGATCCGATTGGCTGCACGAACTGAAGCAACCCGATAAGTCCGTGGCCATACAGCGCTACTGCGATCATTGGTGGGTGGTGACGCCAGCCGACATCATAAAGGATGGCGAATTGCCGCCGACCTGGGGCCACCTCATCCTAAAGGGCAACGGCCTCCATTGCGCGACGAAGGCCCCGGCCCTTGACCGGGCGGCTTGGGAACCGGAGTTCCTCGCCGCTCTTCTCCGGCGTGCACATGACGCCAGAGAGAAAGCGATCCGCGACGGGGTGGATGCCGCAATGGCTAGCGAGCGAGCCGCCATCGAGGCGGAAGTAGCGAAGCGAGTTTCGCGCGAGCTGTCGATGCGGTCCAGTCGACACGATGAGGCCGTGAAGCAGCTGGCCGCAATCCGCGAGGCAGCCGGGATCGAGCCTGATCGATATTTTGATGGTGAGGGATTCGGCCGCGCAATCGGGCTGGTGCACCGTGCGGGCGTCACCGCAACTTACGGCTCGCTCGACACCTTGGCGCATCAGGCCCGACGTTTGGTCGAAGCGGTCGAAGCGGTGCGCCCCGAATCGGGGGCAGCAACTCGACACGGCTGA